CCACAAGCGCATAGCGGAACTCTGTAACGTTCTCGTTCTTGACACCCTTGCCGTCGAGGGGGTTGAAGCGGATCCACGCACCGACCTCCTCGCTGTAATCGCCCAGCACGGAGCCTATGTCACCGCCGCATCCGGTCAACTGTTCGATTAACTGCCCTGCAGTTCTATCCCAGCAACCTTTCGACGGCGATATCCGACCGCCGTCGCCTTTCGTGGCCCGGGTCACATAGCCCACCTTGTCGGTGGATTCGAACAGTGTTTCCAGATAGGTAATGAGGTCCTTTACGGGATTCCAGAGTCGGGGCGCGGTGATCTCTCTGCCCTCGATCCAGTGTTTATCAATGACAACGAGGTTTTTGGAGCCTATGCTGTCGTTCCAGTCAAGCTCGTGATCCTCCCGGCGGGGAGACCAGCCGCCTTGCTTTGCGAGGGCGACGATCGTTCCGCCGGTGACCGGACAGTCGGTGGTACCGGAGAATGACAGCCATTTTGCTGCGCACTCTCCCTGGTGATATCGGGCGTGATCCCGGCTGCTCCATGCGTCCCACTGTTCGGCGGAATAGCCCTCATGCTTGAGCGCCATTCCGATGCCGACCCATTCGGTGTAGTTCAGGGCAGCCGGGTCGATGAAATCCAGTAATTCAATAAGGTCAGTTTTGTTTTCCGGCATGATTTATTCTCCTGTGTATGTTGCAGGATTAACTCCGGGCGGGATTCTCCAGCCGTTGCCGGCAATGCGGTCGATCAGCTTCTTTGCAGCGGCAAAAGTCCAACTGCCGACATGCCGAAACCCCTTGCTTTCAAGAAAGCGGATCTGCTTCGGTGTGGTTAGTCCATCGTCACGACGCTTGCTCAGACGATCCAGCAGCAGCGAAGCCTTGCCGGCGTTGTCGATCTCATCGGGGAATATCCCAAGCTTTTCAAGGCGTTCAAGCTGCTTTGCGGAGGGTGGAGCCATCTCCCAGCCGAATGCGGGAACATACCCCGAGAGATCTTCTGCCTGTATGGACATTTCAAACTGCAGTGGATCGACAAGCTTGCGTTTGCGGGTGCGCATTTCTGCAAGCTTGTTGGCAAGAGCTTCCTCTCGCTGGGCGACAACATCCTCGCTGGCTCTGACTTCGGCTTCCTCGAGGTCGACCGGACAACCAGCCTCTGCGATGTTCTCGGTCATCTTTTTTGCGACCTCGGGATTTTCAGCAATAAGGCACGCCGGCCGGCACAGTTCGTGACGCTCGGTATGCCAGAGGAAGTCGAGAAGAAGAAGATCCTTCTTTCCCGGGTGCAGACGTGTACCTCTGCCCACCATTTGGCTGTATAGGCTGCGCACCTTGGTGGGACGCAAAACGATAACGCAATCAACCGACGGGCAGTCCCAGCCTTCAGTAAGCAGCATAGAGTTGCACAGGACGTTATACATGCCCTTATCGAAGTCATTGAGGATTTGAGCGCGGTCGGCGCTGTCGCCGTTGACCTCAGCGGCGCGAAAACCCTTTTCATTGAGGATGTCGCGGAACTTCTGAGAGGTCTTGACCAACGGCAAAAACACGACGGTCTTGCGGTCGGCACAGTGCTCGCGCATTTCGTCTGCAATCTGGTAAAGATAAGGGTCAAGGGCGGTGTCGATGTCGGCGGCACGGAAGTCTCCGGCCTGCACCGATACGCCGCTCAGATCAAGCTGCAGAGGCAGCGTGAGCGCTCTAATGGGTGACAGATAGCCCTCCCTGATAGCTCGGGGAAGTGTGTATTCATAGGCGAGGCTGTCGAAATACTGCCCGAGGTTGCGCATATCTCCACGGTCGGGGGTTGCAGTGACGCCCAGAACGTCGGCATTGCCGAAATGCTCCAGCACCCGCTGATAGCTGTCTGAAAGACAGTGATGTGCTTCATCGATGATGATGGTGTCAAAGTAGTCCGGAGAGAATTGAGCAAGGCGCTTTTCTCGCATGAGGGTCTGGACGCTGCCCACAGTGATACGGAACCAGCTCCCGATACAGGACTGCTCAGCTTTCTCTGTGGCGCAGCCCAGACCGCAGGCTTTGGCTATCTTGTCGGCTGCCTGATCCAGAAGCTCGCCGCGATGGGCAAGCACCAGCACGCGCTTGCCCTGAGCAACGCAGTGTTCGGCAACCTTTGCAAAGACAATAGTCTTGCCGCAGCCGGTTGGCAGAACGAGAAGCGTTTTACGGTTGTCCTCCCTCTCCCATTGTGTGAATATGGAATCAAACGCCTCCTGCTGGTAGGGGCGCATCTGCATTTTCTGTACCGCTTCCATCAGTTGTTCCAGAAGCTGTTAGGCTGAGAAGGTGCAGAGGGGATGACGTTGTACTCGGGAGCGTCGGCAGGATCGATGTAACGGGCGATGCGATTGGACTGGCGCTCCTTGCCGTCGTTGCCGGTCCACGATTCCACCTTGACCTCGCACCAACCGGAGCTGCCGGGCACCGTCTGCCAGTTCATGCGCAGGGGTTCGTCGTGCTTCTTCTGACCGATGGCAAGGAAGAACTGACACAGCTTCCACTCCATTTTTGTGTGCAGCAGCAGGCTGTCCTCGATGGCTGCGCTGTTTTTGCCTGCGACGTCGGACACACGCAAGGTGAGCAGAGCCATGTTGCAGGCAGGGATCTTACCCTTGCCGGAGCTGCGGCCGCGCTCGAATTTCTCAACGGTAAAGCGGTAGACACCCTCCGGCAGCAGCGTAAATTCGCTGCCCTCGTTCTCTATGGTGTCGTCCCATGTAAATTCGCGATCAACAGATGTAAATTCGGACATTATACTATTCTCCTTTATGTTAGAATTGAATGTCTCTGACCTTCTCCAGAAGCGGCAGCAGCTGAGACCAGCCGGCGATCAGAGCACCGTTAATGAAATCTTCGCCGTAGTTTGCAATGGGCGTTGAGTACGGGAAGTAACCGCGCTCGGAAACCACGGTGCGGATCATGTCGTCGCTGACGTTGTGGGCGGTCATCAGATCGCTCAGCGCCTTGGGGATGTCTGTCCGGGAAGATTTCGGTGCACCTTCGGATAAACCGGAGTTTACACTCATTTCGGGCGTCACTCCTGTCACGCTGCGTGCACTACTGTCAGCAGAGGTGTTCTGCTGTCGCGGAGCGGACTGTTCGGCGATTGCGGCACCAGACGGGAAGCAGTGAGCAATAGTTTTGAAGTCAAAATCCATGACCTCCGGCAGATTATGGCGGTTCTTGGCATCCCAGCAGGGGTGGTGACTGGTGTACATCACACGCTTGCCGCCCTGTGCCTTGGACTTGGCGTGCTCGCCGGTGCCGTCTTTAACCACGATAGTTTTGTAGGATGCGAACAGCACCATGTCCGCCCATTCCTTTACCATGGGAGCTGCCTGCTTGGACAGCTTCATTTCCCAGCGATCGTAGGATCCCATCTCGTCTGGCTGCTCGAATTTGCGCATTTTTGCATGGGCAGTGAGAACAACGTGAATGCCTCTGCTCACGACCTCCTCGAGGAGATTAAGCAGCCTGCCGAATTCTTCTGCCACATATACGTAGCCTTTGCCGTAGCCGAAATCCTCTATGCCTTTCTTGTCGTACCGAGCAAGAACGTCGTTGATGCAAAGTATCTCCGCCCAGTCTGCGGTGTCGATGATAATGGTTTTGCAAAGATCGAGATGGTCACGAACGTACTTGACTTGCTCCAGCAGCAGCGTCCAGCTGGACGGCTTATCGAATCGGCGCACGTCCATGTGCTTTGTGCTGCCCTCGGTGTCAATGAAGACAGGGTCGGGGAACTGAGCGGCGAAAGTACTTTTGCCGATACCCTCAGGACCGTACAAAACCACTTTCTGAGCGCTCATTATTTTTCCGCTTGATATGTTCATGACCAGTATCCTCCTGCCGGTTCGACTGAGGAAATCTCGGATGCGGAACCGGCCGCGTACCCGTCCTCGATGATAATGCTGCACTCGTCTCCGGTGCTTACTCTGGTTGCGATGGCCTGCAGCCCCTCGGCTTCCAGCCATTCCCCGAACTCGCGCAGGGTGTCGGTATCCATCTGCTCCAGCTTGTCTATGAGCACGAAGCCACATTTCGGATTGAGTTTGCGGACGATGGCTGTACCTACACGGAGCTGATCTGCACCGGACATGCAGTCCCAGCGAGCACCGTTATAGATAAGCTCGCCATCTTGTACGGACAGACCGGGCAGTGGAAGATCGGCACCGGCAAGCAGTTGCACACGCTGACTGCGGAGATCCTCGATCTGAGCGGTCAGACCGTCGTACTGAGCCTGGTATTCCTTTGCGTCCTCCTCGGCTTTTTCCTTGTCTAGGTTGGCGCGGACACGGATGTTGATCTGCTCGATGTCGGCGATGTTCTGCTCAAGCTCGGCGGTGGACTGATCCACCAGTTGAGCGGCGTCGGTCTGAGCGATAGCCATATCTGCTGCCAGCTCGTCACGGCGGTTTTCCATTCCCTGAATACGTGCGTACATCTCCGCGATCTCAGAACAAAGCTGATGATACTGCGCAGTGATGGCTTCCAAATGGTCGCGTTTGCGCTGGTTCTCACCGTTACGAGCGAGGATTGCCTGCTGCTGACGGATAAGTTCCGAAGCAGACACCGGTTCCTTAGGCGCGTCGGGATATTCGGGCAGCTCTGCAGCGTACTTCTTTTTCTGATCGGCGATCTGACCGATGGCGTGACGCTGGTTATAGAGCGTCTGCTCCTGCTGCTCCAGTTTGTACAGCTGATCTCCCACGCCTATGATTTTGAGCAGCGTGCCGGCTTTCTCTTTGGACGTGGACTGCATGAACTTCGGCAGGTCGAGGGCCAGCTGTTCGATAAACTCGTTGAGCAGCGTCTGACCGCCCTTGTTTCCGTTCGGGTCAATGACCTTCAGGTCGCTGTTCTTTCCCCGGCGCTCCACGATCAGGCCGTTGGAGAGCTCCACGTGCAGCAGCGGAGGGATAACAGAGCCTTCACGCTGAGCGCCGGAGGGCCGGTACTTGTCTCCGCCCAGAGCCCAAGCAATGGCGTCAAGGACAGATGTCTTTCCCTGTCCGTTCTTGCCGCCGATGATAGTCAAACCGTTCTGCCCGGGGGCAAGGGCAACGGCGCGGACACGTTTGACATTCTCGATTTCAAGTCGGGTTATCTTGGTGCTCATTCTTCGCCCTCCTCGAATTCAATATCGTAGAGATTTTCGATCTTCTCCCGGATGTCTGCTGCTTCAGCTTCCGTAAGAGGGCGGCAGCGGTTGTCTTCTTCAATTACCATAATGGCTGTACCGTAAAGAGGTCCGCGCAAGCAATCGTGCAACTGTGTAGACACCCGATTGAATGGCAGATCAAATAAAACTCTGTCCTCGTTGACCAGCATCCGCAGATTCGGGTACAAACTGCGAAGATCACCGTTAAGTAGTGCGTTTTCGAACTCACCCTCTACGCAGGTCTGTATATATTCGTTAGTCAGCTCACCGCACTCGATGAGGCGTGGCATATGGTCGGGGTCGATCTTAACAATGTAATTGGACATTTGACAATTCTCACTTTCTCCGCTATAATGGCGGTGTCATATTTGGCTTTGCCGCTTTCGGGTCTGCATCACTCGGAGGCGGCGTTTTTTATTTCGCTCACAATAACTTTCTGACGGCGACGATTACCCTTACGATATTCACGCTGATACTCTTTCTGATAAGCAGCGATCTCGTCCTTGTGGGCTTCGTAGTAGGCGCGCTTCTTCTCAGCGATCTCGTCCTTGTGGGCTTCGTAGTAGGCGCGCTTCTTCTCAGCGATCTCGTCCTTGTGGGCTTCACGGTAG